CGGTTCCGACCTACAATGTGGATATATCTTCAACCGTAACGGATGGCGTATTTATTACGGCATCGAACCACGGACTAACGCTCGCCCAGCCTGTTGTATTAACGGGTTTCACGGCGCTGACAGGCTACACGGCTGGCCTTCAATACTTCGTTCGCTCAATTCCGCAGACAACCGAGTTTCTTCTTGGCGTAACTGCGGGCGCAGTAGCGATAACAACAGGCACAGGCACGGTAACGACAGGAAGCGTCGCAACAACCGTCCTACGGCAGACAGACCCGCTCGACGCTTCGACAACAGCATCGGGCCTACAATCGGCCTTGCAAGCACTCGACTCCATCGGAGCGGGCAATGCGACCGTGAGCGGCATCCAAGGCAGTTACTACGACGTGACGTTCGGCGGCAGCAAGGGCTTTGCCGACCTACCAACACTCCAGGTTCAAAGCGGCTTGAGCGCGACGGCAGGCAAAACGGCATCGGTCAACTTCTCGACCTTTGGCGTGCGCGACTATTTGCTTAACGCGACAAGCGCGACGGCCGATCTGGAGATCGAACTTACCGAAAGCGGCGAACGCAACACGATTATTTTACAATCATGCACGCTCACCGAGGAACTTATAACGCAAGCCAGCTTGACGTAATGGAGAGTCACACTTTCCATTCGCTCGTCGGAACGTCCGCGCCCGCTGCGGCTGTTCTGATATCGTTCAGCGAGGTCGAGGCATGGCTTCGCATTCTTTCGCTTCTGATGGGAATTTGCATCGGTGCAGTTTCGCTGTATAAAATGACCAGACCCAAAAAACCATGAAAACACTACTCTCGAAATTGAAAGAACCGTCAACAATTCGCGGGGTCGCGATAATCGCTTCCGTTGCCGGTTTGAGCCTAGACCCGTCGAAGTGGGACGCGATAGGCGCGGCGCTTGCGTCGATAATCGGACTCATAGAAATATTCCGCAAAGAAAAATGAGCGCCAAGCAAATTGCGCTTTGGATGATCGTTCTCTCATTCGCGTTCTTGGGCATGGCGCTTTTGACTTCATGCTCTGGAATGAATAACCCGTCGTTATGCCTCAAGACGGATTACGGCACATTCTGCTACGAACTCCCAGACATCCAAGGGCTGAAAAAATGACCTTCGACGAACGCAGCGAAATCCAGCTTGCAACGCTCCACCCAGAAGCACAAAAGGCTGCACGCGCCTTCCTAGGCGTTGCAAAGACCATCGCTGCGAAGGTCGGATGCGACGTCAAGATCATCAGCGGCACTCGCTCATATATGGAGCAGGACGCGCTCTACGCAAAGGGTCGCACAATTCCAAACACTAAAATTGTGACCCGTGCAAAAGCGGGATTCTCAAATCATAATTTTGGAATTGCGTTCGACGTGGGCATCTTCAAAGGGAAAGAATACTTCGGAGAACACCCGCTCTACAACGAACTCGGCACGCTTGGAAAAAGCCTTGGCCTTGAATGGGGCGGCGACTGGAAATTTGTTGACGAACCGCACTATCAGTTGCGTCCGCATTGGGCGAAGGGCATGACCGAACGAGAAATGCTCGCCATCTTACGCACTAGAGTATCTAAAAAAATAGACATCCTTGCTTGAAAAAAAAGAGACAACCGACGGTTGAATCGGAGCGTGCGGAAGCACTTGCGGAAGCGAAGCGCATCCTGTCGGAGCATTACGACTGCGGGCTGACTATTGTTTCTTGGGAGCAAGGCGGGGAGACGATGCACGGGGAGTTTGTATTCGGCAACAAATATGCCGTCGAAGGACTCGCGAGCGATTCTTTCAGTATTTTATTTCCAGACTTGGAAGAAGAAGAGGAGGAAGACGAAGCATGAAAATGACACTTGAGTATGACGAAACAGAGCGATACGAGCACGAGGTGGCGTGCAAGGCTCTTGATATTCTCATTCTAGTGGATGACATAGATCAAGAACTCCGATCCGCTCTCAAGCACGAAAGCGGAGCGTTTGCGAAAATGGACGAGGACACGATGGAAGCCGTCCGCGCTTGGATTTGGGAACAACGCAGCGAACGAAATATTCCAGAACTCAAATGAAGGGCTGGAAAAAATGGATGGCGGTCGGATGCTCTCACGGGGATCAAATAGACCCAGAGGCACGCAAGGCCGTCTTAAAATTCCAACAGCACTTTCGCCCCCAGACCACTATCCATCTAGGCGACTTCCTGGACTTGGCCGCTTTCCGTTCTGGCGCAATTTCAGACCCGAACTCAAGCGACCGCGCGGCCAGCATCTCGGACGATCTCAGCGCCGGCATTGACTTTCTTCACGAACTCAGACCGCAAGTGATTTTATATGGAAATCATGAAGCCCGGCTATATAAGCTGGCATCGTCGCCCAACGCGCTTGCGGCTCACGCCGCTACGCTCACCATCCAAGCCATTGAGAAGACCGCGAAGGAACTCAAAGCGCGGCTGTATCCGTATCATATTCGATCCTTCTACGAGCTAGGTGGAACCAAGTTCCTGCACGGATACATGTATAACGTGCAGGCCATCCGCGATCATGCAGAAACCTACGGGCAATGCGTATTGGCGCACCTTCACCGCGTAGGATGGGAACGCGCTCGCACGCTTGACGGCGCAAGCGGATATTGCACCGGAATGCTTGCGCGTTTCGATATGGAATACGCGAGCACCCGCCGTGCGACATTCGCTTGGTCGCAGGGCTTCGCTTACGGCTATTACAAAGACAACTCAATAAACATTAATTTATGCGAAAGACGACAAAACAACCCTTGGCTATTGCCGCTGTAAACAAAGCGTGGGAGGCTTTTTACAAAGTCTCAAAGCACGAGAGCGAGGCTGATCTTGAGAAACAGGGATGGAAGACCGCCCGCGCCATTGCAGGCGAGACCAAGTCAACCATCGCCGCAACAAATTCCCGTCTGGAAATTGCGATTAACAAAACTCAGATTGAGTCAAAAAAAGCTAGAGTAATGACGAAACAAGGACTCCGCGAGGTAAATTTCTTTCGACCGATCGTAAAATAAAAAAGCCCGCAGAGGCGCATGGGCATTAGTTGCGCTCATTTGTAAAGACTTTTCTCAAGAATTATTTTCGCACTTCGCGAAAATTTTTCTTTTAATCTTTGCGGGGATGGAGGAGGGTTTGCCTATCGAAAGCGAAGACCGCTGACGACAGAAACAAAAACAGAAAACCAAAAATGAAAATCAAAATCAAATACACGGACGGAACAAGCCGCACAGTCGGCGGCAGCAACGACATTGCAACCTGTTTAGACATCGATCTGGGTCGCAACTGGCTAGAATTCGACGGTCTAGTATACGCTGATGGCAACGAAGACGACGCAAGAGCAGAAATTCTAATCGACGGCGTTCGCACTAGTATCGACAACCTCCCACTCTAATTTTTAAATATATGGAACCACTCACATTTCTCGCCCTTTTCGGAACCTGCACTTGCTGTGCATTCATCGCCGGATACTTGCTTGGAAACATCAAAGCCACCTGCGAGTCAGAGCAGACTCGCCGCTGGTGGATGAACCGCCAAACCCGCAGGGAGCGCCGGTAATGACCGAAGCGGAACTGCATGACGCGGAATGCCAGTTCACCCGCGCACTTCTGTGCGGGATGATACAACAGGCCGTTGCCGACCTTCAAAGCGAAAAGGTATTTTTGAGCCGTCAACTAAACGAGGCGCAAGAACTTGACCGAGAGTCAGCAATTCATTTCATCAAAAGCAAAGCATTCCAAGGAATTTGCGATGTTCTCGCACTCCCAGCAGATAAAATTAAAGCAAGGGCACTAAAACATGATACTCTCACTCGATCCAGGAACGACGCACAGCGCGTTCGTACAATACGACCACGGAAAGATAGTTGACCACGGCCACCTTCCAAATGCCGAGATCCGCCAGATTCTTATCGGTCGCGAGTACACTCGGTGCGCTTGTGAGATGATCGCATCTTACGGGATGGCGGTCGGGTCTTCAACCTTCGAAACGTGTGTCTGGATTGGCAGGTTTGCCGAAGTGGCACGGGTGGACGTAGAACTAATTTTCAGAAAAGACATTAAACTTTTTCTATGCGGAACGATGCGAGCAAAAGACGCTAACGTGCGTCAGGCATTGCTCGATCTCATCGGGCCGCAAGGAACGAAGAAAAACCCAGGGCCGACTTACGGAATTAAGTCGCACACTTGGGCGGCACTCGCTGTGGCCGTTTACGCAGCACAAAACAACAAATGTTAAGAGACTATCAAAGCGCGGTTGTTAAGGAGTTAATAGACTCTTTAAATGATCATTCCAAAATAGTTATTTCCTGTCCAACAGGATCGGGTAAAACTATCTTAGCGATAGAGGGTATAATACCAATACTACCAAAGCCGATTGCATGGATAACGCACAGAATCGAATTAGCCGAGCAGGTTCAAAAGCATAATTCGGACATAACTCTAATTATGTCGCAATCGCGCAACGATATTCACGGATTTGCATCAATAATTGTGGATGAGGGGCATCATGTAGCAGCTAACAGCTATCAAAGAATAATAAATGAAAACCCAAATGCGATAGTAATATGCTTGACGGCTACTCCATATCGTGGAGATGGAATAGGTCTTGGCAGTTGTGGATTTAGCAAGATAATTTCTGGCCCAGATATATATACCTTAACACAAGACCGGTGGCTTTGCCCAGCCAAGGTGCTTGTTCCCGCTTCAGAGACTCAATCAGAATGGGAATCAAGAGCTGCGGCCCTTGTAATGTCTCAACATAAATTTACAAAAGCATTGGTCTATTCACATAGCATAAAAGAAGCATATAAGATGATGGATGAATTGACTAAAAGAAATATATCTTCTGCAATAGTCACTTCAAATATGAAGATGGATGATAGGAATGAATCCGTTCTACAATTTAAATCTGGAGACGTTAAGGTTCTTTTAAATCATACAATTTTCACAGAGGGGAATGATATACCTGGAATCGATATGATAGTTTTAAATCGCTTTACATATAGCCGGTGCTTGTGGCGTCAAATGACAGGAAGAGGACTTAGGCCGTCACCTAAAAAGGAATATTGCACGGTGCTTGATCTTGCCGGAAACGGACTATTGCATGGTAGTATTTACGATAAAGAGATATTTAGTTTAGATGGATCAGTAATAACAACAACCAGCAGAGAATGCCCAAGTGAAATAAAAGAAACAGAAATAGAAAACCAAAAACAGAAAACATTAAATAAAGGAGAATCATTAAAATTATGGACACCCAAACCGAAGCCGATAAGAATAATAGAGAGCTTACAAAGACTGAAGTTGAACTCGCCGCTGCAGAGATTAAGGACAGGTTGCATCGCTTATTAGAATGCCAAGATATGCTTTCTAAAGCTGATTATGACGGAGATGAAGGATATCAATCAACACAACTAAAACTTAGACAAAAATATCAAATCCCATCAGATGTGAGTTTATTTGAGGAAGATTGTTATTCGCATCTGGCAAAGAAGGTTGAGCGATGGATTAAGCCTTTTGCTGCAGGTAAATTATCTAAAGACCTAATAGAACTTGAGATTATTGGCGAAGCAATGGAAATGGACGAATATGATTATCCGTGGGTATTCTTAGGAATTCATGGGAATTTTTATGACAAAGAAAACGGGATTGATATTGAAGAGGCCGATAAAGAAATTATTAATATTGGCAGCCGATCAAAAAATAAAACACAATCTTGTAATAGTTATCAAGATTGGTATGACGATGTTTTAATTAATGCGATAGTTAAGAGTAAATGGGGAATTTATGGATATAAGTATAATGCTAAAATGTATAAAGAAGATACTGAAGCCCTAGAGGATCTTTACAGCAAAGCTAAATTGCGATCTATAGAAATATATGACTCTTATATTAATCAAGTTAATCCTCTACGCAAATCTAAGCATCCATTGCCATTAAATTGGAAAAAGCAAGTCGCAGATGCAGAAGAATTGCACAAAAATAATCGCCATTGGCAAGATTACAAAAGAAACCAATCACCGCAGTAAACAACAAACAACAAAGGAAAATAGAAAATGAAAATAACAAAAGGAAAACAACAACGCGCCCAGCGCGTAGTACTCTACGGCGTCGAATCCGTAGGCAAAAGCACATTCGCGGCCAAGTTCCCCAATCCGCTATTTCTCGACATCGAGGGCGGCACTAGCCACCTGGACGTTGATCGCTGCGAGATCAACACTTGGAAGCATCTCACTGACGCATTGGAGGTATGCAAGGCGACCGACTACAAAACCATCGTCATCGACTCGGCAGATTGGGCGGAACGCCTTTGCGTTGAAGACCTGCTCGCCACCGGCAAAAAGACTAGCATCGAAGATTTCGGCTTCGGTAAGGGGTGGGTCATGGTAGCCGAGCGCATGAGTCGGTTCCTGTCATCCGTTGATCAGCTCATTGACTCCGGCAAGAATGTGGTGATGATCGCTCACTCCAAAATCGTCCGCTTCGAGGCTCCAGACGCCTTGGCAGCATATGACCGATACGAGTTGAAACTCAGCAAACAATCGGCGCCACTCTTGAAAGAGTTTGCGGACGAGCTTTGGTTCTTAAGGTTTAAGACTAAGGTAAGCACGACCGACTCCGGCAAAGGAAAGGGCATCGGCGGCAAAGAACGTATCCTGCTAACGACGCACTCCGCAGCCTACGACGCCAAGACACGATCCGGCCTTGCGGAAGAGTTGCCGCTAGAGTGGGCATCGGTCGCGCATCTGTTCGAAGCCGTTGCAACCAAACAGCCCGATCATTTCGTTGACGCCAACGAAATGATCGGATGGCAAGCACGACTCACAGAACATGAAGGCGCTGTTAACCAGTTCCTAATTGCTCGCGGCGTCCTAACATCGGAACAGACTTGGCGCGACTGCGCGCCAGAGTATCTGCACCGCGTTGCGCTTCGCGTCGATCAGTTTGTTAATACAGCGATCGAATGGAGGGCAGCAAATTCGTGACAAATACTACCTATTATTTGCAACATCACTTATACCTTAAGGAATTGAAATAAAATGAGTAAAGAAATATCACCTTCAACGCTTCCTAAGCTCGCCGAGTGCGCCTTGTTTGAAGGCGCAGGAGGAACAAGCTCGGCAGCGGAGCGCGGCACGGCGGTCGATCTTGCGATCCGAAACTTGATCTCGGCAGAAAATGACGTTGCAATAGTCGGCGAGGACGCCGGTGCTATCGCCTACGGAGTCGATGAACTAACGCGCCTAGCAAAAGGATCGTTCATCGAGACCCGCGAAGAGTACTTGGCGATGGCAGTTCCTGGACTTAGCAAGTTGGGAACGGCGGATGCCGTTTGTAAAGAGCAGAAATGGGTCGCCGACATAAAA